TCAGCTGCGATGCTCGTTAAGGTTAATCGGCATAGCTTTAAAGTCATTGTTGCTTAGCAGTATCTGCAGCTGGCTAAATAGCGGATGTAATTTGGTATGGTCGTCCACGTCGTCTGCTTCTGGATTTAACATTTGCAGTAAAATTAATTCTATTTCTGCACAAATTTGATGTACTTCATCGATGTTCAACATGGCAGATGTGCCTGCGACTGAGTGCACTGCTCGATAGAGTTTGTGGAGTTCGTCGGTATCGTTTTTATTGCTAGAGTTCCACAGGGACATTATCGCCTGCAATTTTTCACTTAATTTAGATATATAGCCTTTTTGCAACTCGGCTAGTTGGGTGTCGATGGACTCGGGGGTGTGTTTATTGTTTGGACTCATAGTGTAGCGCGCCGAAAAATTCGCGACATTGCGCCTAGTTATTTACAACACCAAAATCTAGGCAGCCAAAGGAGCTAACTCGCTTTAAGCCGCCATTAAATGCCGATTAATAGCGGGCTCAGTTACTATTAAACAGCAATGGATCTGGACGTCATATCAGAAGGCAAAATTTTCATCATTTTGTAGAACCCATGCAGCAGAATATATGGCGCATGAGCATAATTATTGAGATTCATGAATTCGCCACTTAGTTTAAGTTGTGATAGCCCCTCTGGAGTCGAAATGACAGTCATTACTTGGTGCTTATAAGTAGTGGGTGAAGTTAACAGGGCGCTAAAATCAACATAACAATCTAGCTGGCCGCTACCATTTACAAAAACACCCCAATTAATTGTCATAAGCCTTCCGCAATACGACACTTTAAATTGCCTATTGTTGAGATCAGGTTCGAAATCCATCGGAATGTCATGAAACGCATCACTCGATATTCGCTCGGATGCCGTTTCATAGAACCGTCGAAACACCTTGTCAAAATGATGGGATACCACAGTCATTCTTTTTAAAGTATTTACGTAGCTCAACTCACTTAATCCATCTATTTCACTCATCACGCATCCTAATAGTATTGAAAGCGGAGAGTATAAAAGGCATTTTTAAAGAAATCACAGTTCTTTACACCACCCCAGACGAGCGATTAAGGCGCATAAGCAACGGCATCAATTGCCGCCTTTGCACCTTCGCTTTCAAGATCGATGGCGGCGAGTTCACACTTTGCTCGTTGCAGCTCAGTAAATTTAACTTGATATGCGCCGCTCACGGCGAGGCAAACGGTTTTTGCTTGCGCTAGCGTTAGTGAGCGGGGCGTGTTTGTAATGTCGTGTAGCGTCACGCTCGTCATTTCGGCCTCTATCGCCATTCGCCGCGCGCCGTCAAGAGCCAGTGATGACTCCATGCCCCCATTCCAAACATAACTTTCTGCAGAGATATCTGCTGCCATATCTACTGACGCCTCAGCAATAATGTCTTGCTTTTTATTATATCGATAGCCCACTAACTCTGCGGGCGTATAACTACGCGTAGACCACTGCTGTGTGAGCACTCCCCCAATAAAATCGGGAGTAACCTCAGTTACTACATCAGCGGCTGGCTGCTCAGTTTCGGCAACCTCAACAACTGTATAATCCTGATAATTAAAATTAGTTAAAATCGCAGGCACAGACACAGGAAATCTTATTCTAATTTCGTGTGCTGAGATTGGGTAAGTGTCAAGCAAACCACCATCTAATAGCGCGTACATCACATATCTCCCGTGTTAGTCGATGGGTAAGCCCTGTCTGGCCCCCAAATTATTCGTAAGCCAGCTTTACCCTGCGCACCAGACGTACTAAATCCCCGACCTGCCCCCCCTCCAAAATCCGCCCCAGCGCCGCCAGTAACGCCGCCGTTTGGCGATGACGCACCAGGCGTATACGTGTTATCCCCCAGTAAATCTATGCCAGACCCGCCTTTGTAGCTCGTCGGCGAAAGATCCCCATTTGCAGTATATTTACCTGCACCCCCAGCATAATAACTAGCAGTCCCTGCCGCCCCCGAATATCCTGCATCGTATCCTTCGCTGCCTGCCAAGGTGCCTGCAAAATTATTTATTGCGGCTTTTGCTTTCAGCAGAATTGTAGCCCCTCTTTGAATAAGAGCGTCGCTTAATATATTAATGCTGAGTGTTTCGCCGGGTGTGACTGCAATATTATTACGCCAAACCAACGCACCGCCTGCACCACCCGTACCGCCACCCGTACCGCCACCCTGCCCAACAGCGACAACACTAATCAAATAAACGCCTGACGGAACTATAAACGAGTGCGCGCTACCGGTTGTGTACGCCTGTTGACCTACGGGCGTACTAACGCCAGCCAACATCATTAAAATGCTCATTAGCCGCCCTCACTAATGCTATGCACATAGCGCCAACTTGTGCCGCCATCGTCAGTGGTTAGCACTAACACATCAACAGCAGAGGTAGAGAGTTGCGGCGCGTCGCCGTCTAAGCTCGCGGGCCATGTGATCGTGTAATTGCCGCCGTTTGTAAATTCAAGAACCGCAACGTAATAGCCGCTGGGCACGTTAGTAAAAGAGATTGTTTTGTTTGTTGTGAATGTGTACCTAAAGTAATTACCAAGCGAGCAGTCGATTACAGATCCTGCCAACACTGTTGGCGCGTAAGTAACAGCAGCCGATATTTGCCCGCCACCGCTTTTAAAATCGCTCTGCCAACCCCTCACGCCAGATGCATTTGTCCCATAAACTTTATTATTACCCGGGCTCGCAGAGTCACCCACAAGCTGCAAATTTGCCGAGTCAATCTCAATACTACGCTTTACACCAGCAGCAGCGGCATCACCAGCATCGCTTATTGTTGCTAAAAGTTGAGTGCCTGTATGATTAGCCCTATTCAGATGATAAGCACTATCCTGCCCACCTAATAAATCACTATTATCAGCCGTGCCATCGATAGCTAAATACGCAGCATCGGCAGCGGTGTTGGTAACAAAATCATCATGGTCGTAAGTAGACTCATGCGTTGATACGGCTGCGGCCCCACCATCTGTCAGCACAAAATCAATCGTACCGTCTGCGTCATCGTAAGTGACCGTGATGCCAGTTTCAGTGTTGCCGGTAAGCATTGCGCCGACGATATCTTCGACTTGCTCAGCATCGATTGTGGAGGGTGTGTTGGTGAAGTTTGTATAGTCTAGGTAGTAGCTAGCGGCTTCACCATTCAACAAAGCACTATCGGTCGCCTTGGCTGTTAAGCCAAGATATAAGGCATCCGCGGAGGTTTCAGTTAGGTAGGTAGAGTGGTCATAGGTGGCCTCGTGTGTCCCTACTGCGGCTGTACCTCCATCCGTTAAGATGAAATCTAACGTGCCATCTGAGTCCTCATAAGTAACTGTAATACCTGTTTCCGTATTACCCGAAACCATACCGCCAATAATATCTTGAATGCTTTCGGTATCTGGAATCGTAGGGGTGCCTGTAAAATTGCTATAAGCCAAATAGTAAGCACCATGTTCTCCGTCTAACGTATCTGCATCAGTAGCAGTAGCGGCATTTCCCGTAGTGTCAGCATTAATTGTGGCAGGAAGGCGGGCTGCATTTAACGTACCTGCATTGATATTACTTGCATTCTGCTGGTTTACATTTTGGACATACCCAAGACCCACATCACCTTTATCCAAAGTGACATCACCGAGCCTTCCTGCAACACTGGTCACAGACTCGGTGTTATCCACCTTATCCCAACCAGATCCATTGTAAATTGCAGAGTCACCTACTTTGAATTCGTGTCCACCGAAGTCACCGGCAACGGATATCTTGTAGTAATCACCCAATTCATTTGGGCCTGATGGGGCGACATCACCAGAAGCGTTATAAGATCCTCGATAGATCAATGCGCCGGTTGCACTAGCTTGTGCTTGGATCGCCCAGTGCCTAGCAGAGTAGTTACTGGTTCCGGTAACAACTGTGTTTTCAGGGTTATTTGCCCACTCTTCGGCAAGATTAGCGGCATCTTCGGCCTGAGCCACCTCGCCAGCCAATGACGCATAAGAGGCGGCGGCAGCATCCGCATAGTCCGAGGCTTTAATAGCATGGTGCTTAGCAGAATACTCACCAGTCGTTACCTCAACATCTTCATCTTCCTCTGCCCATTTAGCTGCCAATTCAGCACTGTCTAACGCCTTGGTCGAGTAATGTAATGAAGAATATTGTCCACCTGAGACAATGACATCTACCGTTTCAGTAGCCCATTTCTGAGCCAAGTCTGCTTGAGTAGTTGCGGTAGTCGCACTAGAAATTGCACTATCACGAGCTGTTTCAGCTAAGCTCTTATCTGTTGCAGCAGAAGAAGCACTAGCCTGGGCATTTGTTTCAGCCGTTTCAGCGTCATCTTTAGCGGACTCTGCGGCAACCCTGTCGGCAGCGGTTGATACTGCATCTGCCGCAGTTGCAGAGGCACTGTCTGCCGCTGCTGTTGCACTGTTGCTAGCCGCCGTAGCGCTGTCTGCAGCCGCAGTGGCACTTGCTGCCGCGTTGGTCGCACTAGTGCCTGCGGCAGTTTCGCTGTCGCCAGCGTTACTCTCACTCGTCGCCGCCGCAGAGGCACTGCTTGCTGCTGCTGTTGCACTGTTTGCCGCTGATGTTGCACTATTACTAGCTGATGCCGCGCTGGATTCCGATTTTGCGCTATGATGCTTTGCTGAATACTTACCCGGCTCAACTTCAACATCCTCGTCGTTGTCGGCCCAGCTTTCCGCCAGTTCTGCGCTTTCACCTACATCTGCCACACTTTCGGCAACACTCACTACATTCTCGGCTACAGCTACCAGCTGCGTTAACGCAGGCACAAGGCGCTCACGGTGCCCATCGTTACCAAGCCCAGTTGTAGGGTTGCCGTCGTCTGTGATTGTTGAGCCATCGCCGCCGACGGCTTCGCTGAACGTTACTGATGCCATTAGATAAGCTCCTTTAAAGTTAAACTATGCGTATGTCTTGCTGCGTCGGGATGCACGACCGGATCGGTCTGCGACACACGTGCCAACATCGTTCGCTGAGTAAATCTAATGTCGACATTTATTTGATGAAAGAAGAGTACTTCGCGACTAACGCCGACTTCGCGCCGCATTCGAAAGAAGCGAGAAAACGCTTCAGCCTCAGAGATCCAATCAAAAGCAATGGTCACTTCACGAGTCTGGGGTTGTTCATCGAAGTACTCTGTTTGATCCAGCGTTTTATCAATTTCAGTAGGGTCGTTTAATCCCCAACGAATTCCGTATGCGAAGTTGTAAGTAGGCTGAAATACATTCGATAAGAACATTCGACCAATCTGAATAAAGCCATCTGTATTAGCCTCATCAACGAGATCGATCACTATTTTTTTGACATACCAATTTTTACCAGCGAGATAAATTGCTTGCGGCGTAAAGCGAGCACGGTCTTCATTAGTCGGCTTGCCCGACCAGAAATTGGAATCTTCCCAGGCTAATTCTGATGTAGAAAATACCGGCAACCAAACATCAACCAGCCCAGAGTCTTCAAGTAGAGCATCTGCAGCGTCATATATTCTAACGCGCCACTGGGCATCTACAGACAAGTTATGACTAATAAGCGCAACAACACCGACAGGCCTGTCGGTGTCTAGTGTTGCGGTAAACTGACAGGTTAAATCCGTTGTTATAGCGCGATCTTTTAATACTCGTGCTTTAATTCTATCGAGTGGGCGAGTAAAAGTTGCCTCAGAACTTAAAGTGCATTTATCAACTAAGTTTGGCCAACATAGCGTCGCTTTGTTTTGGGCAAACGGCATAATTATTAACCCCACAGCATCAAGTAAACGCGATCTTGAATTGCGTCAAGTCGCCAGCCGAGCAAAACAAATGTGCGTGGATAACCTAGCCGTTCGGTGTTAAGCCGCACATTTGCCCCCAAAAATAATGCGCTTATGTCAAAGTCCTCAGATTGAATTTCATCTGTAGCGCGGCGTGGCTTTACTCCGCACTCGGTGCGGTCACGCCTTACTTTTAATAATGGCAGCAGAGTATCGACAACACCCTGTGCTGCGCCAACACTTCGCAGCGGGCTATCTATTATCAGCTCGCCAGCTAATGGGTGACGGGTGCGAACTGCAGTATCTTCCGCTACAGCGTTGCGGTATTCGGTGGTGTAGCGAGCAGGATTAACGGCCGCTTCAGCAAGATCGTTTTGCACTGTGGCTACGCGATCTGCGCGGAGAGTTACTTTAGTAATTGGTAAGCCATTTTCGCCAGAGCCAGTTGCGATTCGGTCTAGGCTCGCAATCTGCCACGTCTCAATAGTGATGTCTGCCGTCGTGGGCGCGGCCAGCGCAACGACACGTATTACTCCGTCTTCGTTTAACGCGTAATAACACCCGCAGCCATGCGCGACAGTTTCAAGAACTAACCTACGTGACATTTCATCTGTCACATAAATACCCACGTCACCAATTGCATTTAGTGCTGCGATATCACTACTGTCAACGACAAAACCTGCATCCGAGACAATCTCGTCAAACACATCGCCCGCGCCCATGTTGTCCCGCGCTGCGTCACACGTTACTGCCTTCCCAGCGGTACCTAGACAAAAATAGCCTTGGTAATCTCGGTACTTTCCAGGATCAGGAGCCACTGCTAGTAAATTGGACAAGCTCGATGCAGATCCTTGATGTGTTAATGTAACACCACGATCCCGCACAGCAGTCACGCTCACATCAGACCCGTCGTGCACTTGATATACTAGCTTCGATGTATTCACGAGTATCGGCGTTGCATTAACAACGCTGCCGAAAACCAGTGGCTTTCTTGTCCCGCCAATGTCAGCCACGGTGCCCTCAGTGCCGTCTGGTAAGATATTAGTACCAGCGTACACATTGCTCTCGATCGCTTGGTCTAGCGCTGCGAGTGGATCACGTAATGAGAAAATCACTCGGTTTCCTGCAAACGTCATGCGCTCGACAGTCGCTGTTAACACTGTTGTAGCAGTACCATTCTCGACTCTGCGCAATGTCATTAATCGTCCATCTACTGCGTAGTCTGCAAGTGCGTTTAATTCACCGTCAGTGTTCAGCAGTTCAACTTGACCAATGCTGGTACGACCACCACCAGGTAACAACACACCGGTATTAGCAAGCACTTGAAATAATGCAGGTTGCGTTAATTTAGGGTCATAAAAATGATGTAAGGGGCCAGCGTCAACTTGCGTGTAATCGCCGCTGGCAAACCGCAATGTAATCAATTCATCACTCGCATCAAGCGCGGCGATATCTACTACCCAGACCTTCATGCATTCACCAACCTGAGTAGCTTAAGCTCGTTTTCAAGTTGATTAACACGATCGTTTAGCTTTTTAAGTTGCTCTATCGACTGTCGCTGTGCAGCTGCTTGAATTTTGGTTTGATGTTGGGTTTCAAGCCGATGAGTGTTAATTGCACTAACAACAGGAGACATGTTAACTGCGGTGCTAAACGGAGTGCGCTGCAACGCTATTGGCCCCGCACCCGAGTTGATAGAATCCAAAAACCCAACGCCGACACTTTTTACTGCCGCAGCATTTATCACATACTCTCCGTTCGATAGAGCTGCGTTGATGCTATCGCTTGTACCCGTACCCGGGCCACTTACGTAACCACCGGCTGCGAACCTCGCGAAACTTGTGCCCGTTTGATTTAACGACGTGACTGTAAGGACACCACCCACTTTGAACTCATATAAGCGGTTGTGAATAGATATAAGCGAATCAGCAATACCGGCTAGACTTAAGCTGGACTGATTGCCGCTTGACTTAATTGCATTAAGCAAATCACCCATTGTGGCATCAGTGCGCAGTAATACGTCTGCATCTACATCTACAGTAGTAGAACCATTAAGTGTATTGAGAATAGCTTGCTGATCAGCAGTAAGTACGCCACCGGTAGCTTGAATTGCTTTCTGAATCGTTGAACTCGCAGCAAATGCGAGGTTTGCAGCTTCCTGCACATAACCAGAGGCTTTAAGTGATAACACCGCAACAGATATTGTTTTGCCGTTTACGAATGCCAAATCGAGCGCCTGCTGACTATAGCCGCTGGCGAGCAATGCGTTCACAGTTTTGGTAATTGAATTGCTTTCTGCAAGAGCTAAGGACTGTAGCTCACTAGGCAGGACATCACCCGACAAATAGTTAACGGTTTTCATTAAAGTACTTGCCGCGGTGAGTGCAAGCTCTCTTAAATCTTCAGGAAAATCGTCAGTATCAGTAACGAATGTAATCAGCTTTTCAATTTCAGACGTCGCGGTGGCAGTCAGCTCAACAAGCAAACTACCACCAAGGCTATCGATAGCATCAATCTGCTCTTGCAATAAGCGCAGCTGAGCTTGCTGGTAAGTTTCAACATCAATACTATTAGCGACACTACTGAGCGTGGCTTTAATCTCAGCAAAGATCGACTGAAACTGTGCGCCACTTGCATACGCCGTCTCGCTCAAACTTAACGCACTGCTTGCGGCGGTTGTAAGCTGCTGAGCAGCTTCAACATCACCGGCCAGCGCTGATTGCGCAAGGTCGCGAAATTGCTGTACAGCAGAGTTGGCTTGCTGCAACGGCGAGCCGCTATAATCGCTTGTCGCTAAACTACTTAAGTATTCTTGTATGCTTTGCGAAACACTTTTAAGTTGCTCGAATGAACGCGCTAACTCAGCATTCGCAGCTTGCTGGTCTCTAACTGCATTAACGTAGTCGTACAGTGAACGATTGCTTGCGTCGAGTTGATCGCGCTCACGACGTCGTAGCTCGGCAGTATTACCCTGCAACTGCAGTAATTGGTTCTCTAAACTTAGGCGCTCATTCGCAATTTCAGACGCTGATTTAAATGCGGGAACAAGAGATAAAATCGCATCAGTAAAAGGTTCAAGGCCTGCCTTTTCAACGTCACTTAGACCGCTAAATAATTTAGCAAGTGCAGACACTCCACCCAGCGCGGCCGTCTCTACAACATCAAGGTTATGCCCAACGTCTGCTAGCGCATCGCGCAACTCTTTGCGGCCGTCGTTCAAGCCCAATGCATTGTCAAAGTCGTACGCGGATTTGGTGTAGTCTTCGAGTTTTGAGTAATAATCATCAAGTAGGTTTGAGGCTCCTGTAATTGCTGTAAATGCCTCTTCACCCGCCAGCGTTGTAGTATCCAATGCTATTACTAAATGCTTAAGGGCATCAGTTGTTGGCGGCACAGATAAACCTAACCGATCAAACATTGACGCGATATAACCTTGGGCTTGAGTGAATTTCTCAGACTCAGTTAAAACCAAGTCAGTAAAGTCGCTCATGTTTTCGGCGTACTTTTCAATACCGCCCGCCGCTACTGCAAGACGGTCTGCTACCGAAAGTAAAGCCTCATCAGATAAATGCGTAAATGAGATGCCTAGCGCATTGCTGGTGTCACGGAATATCGCGACTTGAGTGGCAACGCGAGAAAGTGTTTCAAATAATCCTTCACCCACATTTTGAAAATTAATTAATGACGGTATAACAGTTAGCGCGACGTCATCTGCAAACGCGCTCAGCACCGACTCAATTTCTTTTTGAGCGTCTTCTGCTGACAAGCCTTTGGTCGAAACACTAAGTCCCGCAAAATTATCTAAGTCCGCTGTACTGCCTACGCCAATTAGATCAACAGCAGAAAATACAGATTCGTAAATACTCCCGATTACTTGACCGAACTGGCCGGCGATTTCATCACCCAACGACTCGGTGATAGTGCTGTAGCTGGTTTTTGTACCACTACCTAGCTTTCTTTTTTTGGTGCGAATTTTAGCGTAAGCAAGCGCGTCAACAATGCCGCCATCAATAATATCGGCAATATCGCCGCCAAGGATCTGTAGACCCTCATCAACTTTCTTTGAGCTTTTGGAGCTAATTGCGCTACCAATACTGCCAGCAACACCCCCCATCAAGTCATCAAATTTTTCTGCAAAGCCAGGCATGATGGGGTCAAGAGTATTAATCATAAAATCGCTGACAAGATCGCCAGCCGAACCCATACCTGAGCCGGTTTGCACGCCAATTAAACCGCCATCAAAATCCAATTTACGGCCGAGTAAATTGCCCAATCCAGAAATATTTGCATTAAGCGTGCGCAACTCAAGTAACATGCCATTGCTAACTTGCAAGCCATCTGAGAGGTAGCTCTCCATCAGCTCTAATGACTTAGCCGCGCTTTCAGACTTAGCTGACGAGTCGCCCAATACACGGCCAGCACCCTGGTTTTGTTGAGCTTGTTGCGACGAAGACAATCCGCCACCAGATCCACCACCAAGTACACTTACTCCCAACGCACTAATAGCAGCAATTGTCGCGCCCATCGCCACGATGTTATATGGAAATGGTAGGCCAACCATTGACGAGACAGCCGCCGCCACAGCAGATGATGCAGCTTTAGCACCGTCTGCGGCAACGTGAGCAACTGTCTCGGCTTCAATCAGCCCCAACTTAACGCCAAGATTACTAACCGCAAATGCTAGTTCGGCAGCTCTAAAGGATTGCTCTACTTTTTCTAGGTTTTTGTAGCCGGCTGAACCCTCATCAAAAAACAGTTTGCTCGATGCGGTCATATCCCCGTACAAACCAACTTGAGCAGACTGATATTTTATTGCAGCTTCGCCACGTTTCTTTTCATCGACCTTAGGATCTTGCAGCGCCTTGTTATATAGTTCTTGGGCATTAATCAGCTCTCCAAAGCCATCAACAAATGTCGCTAGAGCTTTGGATGCGTCATTGAATCCTTCAATTAAGCCGTCGCCAATACTCGCATTTAAAAAGGCATCCATTGCGCCTTCGTTGGCCTTAGCAAGTGCCATTGCTTTTTCAGAGGCTTTTTCTTGTGCAGCTTCTACATCGGCAAGTACGTCAACTTCTGATTGATAGCCATCGAGAATACCTTTTTGCTCACGCTGCTGGCGCATCAACGCCTTAGTAAGCGTATCGGCATGGGCGTAGCCTGCAATGAATTTCGCGTCTTCTAGTTCGTAGCCCAATGCCAACAGGGTGTTTTCCTGAGCAACTATTTTTATTTTTTGTATTAATGCTTCAGTGGCTTTATCTATTTGCGCCACAGGGTCTTTTAATGATCCAGCTTCTTCAGGATCATTCTTAGGCTTGGGATCATTAAACGCCGCCAATGTCGCGCTCAGCCTGTCCAGCTCCTCTTTAGTCGCAACAACTTTCGCTGCTGCCCCTGCTGCAGACTTCGTAACATTAGAAAATGCACTTGCCCCAGCTTGAGCCATATTCACACCATCCAGCATCGCGATGGAAGGGTCAAATTGGTTCCACTCGTTTGCACTCGCTGCGGCTTGTATTTCAAAATCGGCTAGTTGAGCTGTCAGTAAATTAATACGCGCTTGAGTCGCGGCTTTGTCCGAACCTTCAATTGCCGCAGTAACTTTCTTAATCGCTTGCTCAGCATCTTTGGCCGTAGTATCAACAAGACCCAGCTCTTCGCGATAGGTGTACATTGCTGTAGCTGCTAATACTGCGACACCTATCGGCCCACCGACTAAAGCAAGAGCACCATTCAAGCCGCGCGCGGCTATGCCAGCGGCCGTTGCTGCCCCCGCATAAGCGGCAGTCGTTGCATTCACTGCAGCTTGGGTGCTAACAACACGCATATTTGCCGCAGCCAATCGCGTTCCTGCGGCGGCCCTAAGATTAAACGTACTGGCAACAGCAAGCGAGCGCTGGGCGGCGAGCTGATCTTGTACGGCACGATGATGGGCAGATTTAGCCAGGGCCACCTCAGAAGCTAATAGCTTATTATTAGCCGCCCACTTGGCAGTAGCCCCGCTGGCCGCAGACACTAAAGCAGCAACTAACTTGCCGCCAATCACGCCGGCAACAAACGTTGTAATATCGCCGACGGTTTCAAGATTTTCGCCAAGGCTTCTGACTAATCCAGTTACATCTTGAACGCCGCCGCGCATATTATCTAACGCACCGGCATCGCCGATCGCTAGAAACACGCCCTCAACAGACGATAAAAACTCTTGCCAATCTCCCGTTAAATTGTCAGACAGAGTATCAGCCATACGCTTGGCGGCACCTTCACTGTCGTTAATTTTTTGGGTAAGGGATTCAAGCTGCGGGATCTGCTCAGTGAGCGCGAGTATTGCCGGGCCACCGCGATCACCAAAAATTGTCAGCGCATCAGCCGCACTAAGATTGGCATTTTTAAGCTTGGTAACAACTTCAGTAATGCTATGCGTCTTAGGATTAAGCCCATCAATAGACAAGCCCATTGATGTCAGTAATCCAGTCGCTTCTTTCGTCGGATTCGCTAACGACGATAGCACTCGGCGAAGGCCGGTACCGGCACTGCCACCCTGAATACCGGCGTTCGACAAAGCGCCGATCGCAGCTGCAGAGTCCTGCATCGATATATCAAGCGCAGCAGCAACGGGGCCCACAAACTTCATGGCTTCGCCCATTTGCGATATATCGGTATTGGCACTCGCAGCGGTGGTAGCTAGCGCGTCGGCAACCTCAGTAGTTCGAGATGCCACAATGTTAAATGCCGACATAATGTTACTTGTTATGTCAGCCGAAGCTCCCAACTCCAAGCCCGCTGCTGCAGCAAGATTTAAGGCTGCTGGCATAGCTAAGATTATTTCATTTGCTTCAAAACCCGCCATCGCGAAAAAGCGCATACCTTCCGCTGATTGGCTCGCACTAAATTTGGTAGTCGATCCCAGTTCTTTGGCAACGGCTTTCATTTCTTCTAGCTTTTCACTAGCCTCACCCGTTACTGCTTTAACACCGGCAATCGTATATTCAAAATCAGCCATGCTTGTAATAGCGTTACGGCCAATTTGATAAGCACCCATCGCCGCCAGAACACCGCTAACCACTTTTGCTTGCGACGCAAGCGTAGTGTATGACGAGGCCAACTCGCGATTAGTTTGCGCGGCAGCAGCACTGGTTTTGCTACTGCGAGAGACTTCGCCTTTCAGGTTGCTGACAGACGAACGCATTCCGTCCACGCCGCGAATAACAAGCTGGTCGCCTTTGAGTTCAACTTGTAATCCGAACTTAACGTTGCTGCTCATCTCTCAACTCTGCAAAAGCTTCTAAGGCGTGATTTTGTAAAACGGTAATATCTCGCCACAACTGGTCAGTCTCTTCTTCGTTTAGTGCGCGGCATTCCGGCATACGTTTTGCGCGAGTCTCAACATCACTCCAACGCAACCCCATTCGTACCACTTCGCCAAGCGGGCTAATCGCGCTGTCCCATTGCCGGCTGCAAGCGAGGAACAAACTAAACGCTGGCCAATTTGCGGCTTGTACCTGAATGCCTTCCGTGGCAATAACTTCTTCCTGGTCTAACCAAGCAGTGTCGGTCTCAGTTGCACCTAGCTGCTTGTACTGCTCACGTATGCGATCGGTGTTTGAGACCATACGCACATTGCCATTTAACTCTCGCCACCCACTTGCCCAGCCTCGGCCGAGGTCATGGAGTTTTTTAGGCGTGCCGCTTCGCCTCCCTGGCTATCTTGATGGGCCTTCATCACCGCTTCACNAATCATCTTTTGTCCAAGCAGCTGACGTTTGGCCTCTTCGCTGTACGCTAAAGGCTTGTCATCTTCGCCGGTTAAATCATCGCGCCAGCCCGTCCAAATACCCATGTATAAATCGACTTGATGACTGGCAATAATTTCTGCTGTGCGCAAACCAGAGGCCTCATTCGCTTCAACATCAGCGGTTACCTGCTTAATTTTTTCTTGCAGGCCAGCAAGCATTTCATTTACTTCGTCCATCTTTAAATGCTTAAAGACGCCAATGAATCGATGCGTTTCGTAATCACCTTCGCCATCTGCGTTAACAAATGGAATTTTCACATCCACGGGCCATTCGTAGTCTTTTAATAATTTGATTGAAAATCCGCTTTTGGGAGTCATGATATTTCCTGTTTTTAAGTGCAATTACAGGCGTCGTAAAACACCTGCAATCGTGGTTTAAATATTGATCAAACCTGCTTACAACCAAGCAAACGTGTAATCGTTACCTTTTGCGGTAGCCAAGATATTGCAGCTCAGCGTTAACATAGCGATGCCTTTTTCAAAGCTGCGATCAACATTCGCAACTTCAACGGCGGGCGCAGCAAACTGAAAAATACGACCTTCGTGGGTCACATCAACACCATGCTGCATACTGAACGCGTCGACGGTGTTGGCGCGGGCAATCTCCCACCAGTTGTCAACGCTCACATCATCTTCGCGGAACTTAACGCTCATAGTGCCCTTGCGAGAAGACTGCACAATCTCTTCTTGACCCGTCAGCGCCAAATACTCAGCGGGCATGCCTTGATCAAAATCAAAGCTCGCACCGTTAAGGCTTACGCCGTGCAAAGTAAAATCTGACACTGTCGACTTCACCCAAGGGAGAGGTTTTAGTGCGCCAGTAAAATCTACACCCGTCAGCCCACCAGGCACTTTGGCCGGAGGCACGTACAAACCGAATCCACTAAACTTAAGCACGGGCAGGCCGGTGGTGCTAAATGCTTTGGTGATCTTGCCGCGCACACCCAGCAACGTATGCTTGTGTACACCAACAAAGTAATGAATCGTACCGCTGTCTTGGTCGCTAGTAGCTATCGTGTAGTCGACTGAGGTGTCTGCAGTCACCACACCAGCATGCGAACTAATTTCGTATACTGCGTTGTAATTAGGCGCGACACCGGCTTCGCCAGAGCCAGCTAGATAAATACCGAATTCCACACTGCAATACGTGTTGATGCGGGCACTGCCTTGGTGGCCTAAAAAACCAACCATATTGTTTAGCTCGGCAACATCACCCTCAAGCGATCGCACCGTAATATCGTGCACTAGCAAAGCTTGTGCGCCAGCCGGTGCAGCTTCAGTGCCGTAAGTACTTTCTACTTTTAAGGCAATGACCTGTTCTTGTTCACGCAATAAAATAGGCATGATTATTTAGCTCCTGTTTTTGCACCGGGCTCGGCGGCTTTGGTGTGCTGACGTAGAGGGCTCATCGCGCCCGTCTCGGGATTAAATGCGTAACGTCCGCCCTGGGTAATTTGCTGCAGCTGCTCAGGCGAAGGACGCAATTTCTTTTTGGGTGCCGCTACGGTTTCAACCTTGGCGGGTGAAGGTGATTTTTCTGTTTGTTTAGTCACTGGTAGGTTCCTCGTAACGGTCAATAATGAATTCGTCTTGGTGCCAGTGGGCACCGCCCGCAAAATCAAACAGCGCTGACGGGCCGCGCTTAAACTGCTGCTCAAATCCGGCTGGCGTCCAGCCATACAGTGCGGCTTTAATCTCTTCGCGCACCAAATCCATTTGCGTGTTGGTCTCATCACCAAGATTGTTATTGGCAACACGAACAACGGTAATTACTGCAATGTGATAAACCACGTTCTGGAGCACACCGTTGCCCACGTCATAAAGATCTTTTTGCGGCACTTCGCGCAAGGTAATGACATAAGCTGCAGGCGTTTGCGGTGGCGTTCTTAGCTCATTGCCTTGGCGTAAATTTGCAAACCCAGCCGCGCCGTATACCGCTTTTAATTCCGACACTTCGCTGCGCAGCCGCGCTTCCACATCGCTACTCAGCATCAGATAAAGTCCTTGCTGTTAGCCCGACCAAAAGTGCGGCCGTCAGACGTCATCTGTGGTAAGCCACCCGTAGCCGGCGGTTGTTCGCTGTCTGCACCCAGACTTACTTTGCCCATCGCGACGTGTTCTAAAAATTTAAGCACTTCGTCGTAGGGCTTTTGCACTTCGTCGGGCTTGTTGTTGGTGTACAGGTTGTAGCGAGCAATCACACAAGCGACACGCTCAAGTACTGTAGGCACCGGAGCAAAGGGCATGCGATCGCGGTAGCGCTTTTCTAAGTAGCTGTCGATCAATGCATCAGCATCTGCAATGGCTTCGGCAACAATGCTGGCATCAACTGCGTTCGCGCCCGTGCGATCAGTTAGCTGTATCAGCTCATTCACACTGTAGCGGCGTTCCAAATCTGCCTGGGCGCAATACATTACTCAGCGTCTCCAGCAACTACTTGCGCATCGATAAAGCCGCGCTCACAAAGTAACTGTGGCTCAGTCATAATCGCTAAAAGCTGACTTTCACTTAAGGTATCGATGACAATGCCATGACCTTTTTCAGTGAACTTAAAGCCGGCTCGGTAGAAGTGCTTAGGGCGTGAGCGCACAAAAATAACTTCCACTTGTTCGCCTGGCTCACCGTTATCCGGTTTTGTTTCTAGCGAAGAATTAATCTCGATGTTTGCCGCACCAACCACAGCTACGGACTTAGCTTCTTCAGCTGCTTTAGCCGCTGCAGGTGCTGATATTGATGCCGCTGTCGTGGTGGGCTTCTTTTTAGCTACCATGTCAAATTCCTAGATTCATTAATGGTTTAAAAAGAGCCGGAGAAATCCCCGGCCAAGCTTCCCAGGTTGTTATTAACCGGCGCCGGTGCTGCCCATGCAGAGCTGCCAGAATCCGTAGCCACCTGCCGCACGCGCCTCTGCACCAAACTTGAAAGTTTTGCGAGAGAACACGTCGTCAGACTCAGGGTCAGTCTGCTTAACAAATACTGGCGCTTTGCGCTGCTGGTAAATGAAGGGTTTAACAGGCTTGGTGGTATCAAGAAGAAACCACGCGGTGGCTGAGTCGAGCCGATCAAGCACAACAACCTCAGCTGTGCCTTTATAGATATTCACCTTGCCGTCTTCTAAGCGGTCGGCCGTCATCAGTGTGCGGGCTTCATCTTCTAAGGCAGGGCCAACCACTAATACGTTTGGGCGAATGCCTAGCGGGCGACCATGCTCATCTTTAAAGCCGCGCATTGCAGTTCGAGCTGCGCCGTAACTTGCCTTTGCAGCCGCCAAGGTCGCGATACTGAATGCCGTGGTGATTTTGTTAGACACAACACCTTCGCCCACTGGGTGATCCGTATCGCAAAAGTACTGACCATCAAAGCACGTAAGGGTGAAGGCACCGTTTACTAGGTCTGCCACAATCTCATCGGGCAATTGCGCGGCAGACTCGCCAGCCATTTCGGCTTGCGGCTTGTAAATGCCAAGCTGGTCGTCGTCGATGTCGTTGCGGTCTACTTCAACAGTGACTTCAAAGTCATCGTTGGTGATGCTGTAGCCGTGCGCAGATAGCGAGTCAACTTGCTTCTCCCCAATCCACTTGCGCATCTTGGGAATCTTACCCAACCACTTATAGTCGTTGGTCTTAGTGGTAGACGGAACCAGCATGGCAATCTTTTGCCACTGCGGTTCTACTTTAGTAAACGCATTGTGGAAGAGTGTATTCAGGCTTTTGAACACCGCATCCAATGTCGCTTTATTAATAATCATGAGTGGTAATCTCCAGGCTATAAAATGTGTTTAGGCTTACTCGACCCAGACGCCATCCGCGTCTAAGCCAACAACAATGCCTGCGACAGAAAGCGACGACTCGTCATCCGTTTTGGCTACGGTCTCGTCGTCTTCGATGTAGCACGGCTTGCCTAGGCTTGCTTGCACAACCGGATCGGTGCCACTGTTAGCAAACTTAAACGGCTGGCCACGGCGCACTAATACCGTTACATCACCATTGGCACCGGCGCTGTTGTCCACGTATTCCTCAGCGCGGCCAAGGTAGGTCAAGGTCGTTGCTGCAGCGCCTGGCACTACAAAGCCGCTTGCATTCGCCGCGACCAGTGCGCCCGCATAAATCGTGGTACTTGCGGCAACAGGGAAAGCCAACAAGGTGCCCAGCTTTGTGGGCGTGTTGCGATCAGCAGATAAAGCCATGATCAATATCCTCTAAAATTTAATGGGTAATTACGGCGCGTTTAAATAACGGTCGCGGGGTCTAGTCCAAGCTGGGCACAGCAAGCAGCCAACTCATCTGATGGCGCGTCTTTTTTATCGCCACGGTCTTCGCCGTTGGTTTGCGTACCAGACAGCGCCGCAATCGGCTGGGCGTTTTCTAGATAGGTGCTCAGACTTGCCAAATTGTGATTACCCAAATCTGTCGCCCATTCTTTTTGTGCGGGCAGCAGCTTCTTATCTGCAATACCCGCAGCCACCATTTCCGTTACCTTGTCGGTATTAATAGAAGTGGTCAGCGCAGCCACTTGGCCTTTCAGCTCTTCAACGACCGACACCGACACGTATTTAGCAGGGTCTGGTTTACCGGCAGACTCAAGCTGCGTGGTCAATGCGGCCACTTTTGCCTCCGCACCCGTGGCCTTGTCAGCCATACTCATTAGGTTGCTAACAGCGCCCATTGCATCTTCTTCGGTTGCGTCTTCAGCTAAGCCAAGCTTTGCAAGCAGCTTCTTTAATAGTTCGTTCATGACGGTATCGTCTCCGGTAACGTTTTGTTGGGGAGTAAAAATCGTGCTGGCAGCGGCAAGGATCTCGTCCATGCCATCCAGCGCGGGGAAGTTGGTGATCGCCGCCATAAGCAGCTGAGAAACATCGCCGTTGGCGTCGTGATAAAAGACCGGCGAAATAAAACGGTATTCTTTGTTCTTAACGTACTCGGCGGCTTTCGGTGTCCACTTAACATCAGTGGCATACAGGCCATCGCCTTCACGCCATTCAAGCGCAGTGAACCAACCCGCAGCGGGTGCAGGCGTACCGCTTTTATCGGCGTGTAGAGTCTGGTGGTTGTAATCAATCACGAAGGGCGTATTGCGGGCATCAGCCAACGCTATAAGTTGCTGTGCCACGCTTGCATCTATGCGCCATGCGCCAATCCCTTCTGGGCGGCCGTCACGCGCACGGAATTCCCCAGCAGGGAAAAGCTGGATTTCAGATCCGGCGTTAATTTCGACCGTAGATGCGCAAACCGCCAACGAAAGCTGGAGGGCGGTGGAGCAAACGGCAATGGCGAGGCGGTGTTTTTTCATGACCCCATTGTTGCGGAGTCATCGGGGTCGAATAAGGTGAAGCGCTTCAGCAGAGGGGAGGGTGTGGCTGAAGGCGAACACAGAGTAGCCCAACGGCGTCAAACTGGCAATTTCAAACTTGCGGCCACAATCGCCTTGTGTGCCAAATTAGCCAGCGATGCGCTACCGTTGCCGCCAGCCAACCCACAAAATTCAATACAAGCAAATTTAAACACCTTTTAAACAGGGTCTGGGTTCTGGTCTGGGGTGTGGTTTGCCATTCGCGGCCCATTTTGGCCATTTTGGCTAGATCGTTTCTGCTATCGTTGCTCTCAGAGCGATAGGTGGCGTTTGATGATATCCACAACCTTGTCGCGGTGATCGGCCGTGAGTCCGGCATATGGTCGCGCCGGAATCTTTACCTTGCGGTTTTTACCCGCCATACCACCAAAGTGGTGAATAGCGGCATAGGGCTTATTACTTGATGCCACCGCATGCCGGTTAGACCAACTGGGCGCAAAGCTCGCGGCTAATCCGCCCTGGCTAATCTGTAACATCTTGCCCGGCCACGTTCCTGCCTTAATCCGCAGGGCAGTCGTCACGGCAGACAACGGCTGCCACACTTCGCCGGTCTCTGGGTCAGCCTCTTGGTCAAAGCTTTCTTCAATACTGTCGGCCAGCGTTGCCGATATCGCTCGCATGGCGGGCGTCATGTCGTCCATCTGACCAAGCAAGTGGCGCAATGCCGCTTCGACATCATCCCCAACAATGCTAATGGCGATTTCAGTGCTCATGGCTTATACTCCCCAATAAGGATCTGTGGCAAATAATCTCGCTGCGAATGCCGCACCTTCGGGTGTGCCCTGTGCCTGGCAGGGCGGTGTAACCACGCTAGTGATGCGAGCCTAGCGCACAGACCCCATCGGGCTATCAGGCGCAGCCCACTATTTTTCAGCACGCAGCACCTCTCCGGTTTTTAAATCTTTATCCCGCGTACCTTCCCGCACTGGATGATAGCTAACCAAAAACAGCTCATTATTTTCAGTAGCCTTAAGCACCAATCGATAACGCTGCTCTTCAGCCAAATGATAAAAAATCAAATTTTGACCATTACGCACCACGTCTGTCGCGTTGTTTATGGCGCTTTGAATTTGCTGGTAGCTGTTTAAGCTCACCGGCTGGCCCGCACGGTTTATTAACTGCTTGGCCAAGGTGTCTTCGCTTAACAGTACTTGGTTAGTGGCTATGCCGATGTCGGCTTGCAAGGCAGGATCAACAGACGCCACCGGCAGCCACTCTTTAGATAAATATGGGCGTGTGTTTTTTAGTATTTCGGCTTGTTTTAGGCTTGGGAACTCGGTAGCCACACGGTTCACAACCCCTTCAATACGGCGATAAAAGTCTTTGAACGGCGGGCCGCTTACCGCACCTTCAATATATTGTTTAGCGGTTGCGTAAGGGTAGTTATCTAAGTCTGGCTGCCAATGCGCCGCGCCTGGGTTATAACTCCAGCCCGCACCTGGCTTAAACGTGTTGCCGCCACCAAGGTCGTAACCCGTCACGGGCTGCGTTTCGCCGGTGCGCTTGCTGACTAGCTCCCTTGACTCACTCAGTTTGCCGTCAGAGGTTTCAACCGTCAGGCCTTTTTGCTTAACCTGCTTTTCAGTAAGTGCTCGCACGCGGCAACGGCAACCCCAGTCATTGGGCGGGTACATACTTTGCCAGATCGGATCGTCCCAGCGGAACACGCGCTTGTTCATGGCGCGGTGTTTGTCACGGGTGGCGGTATCGTCAATCGCTATGTACTGCCAGTACGGCCGCTCGCTCGCATTCTCTGCCATGCCTTGCCAGCGGCCTGCCATGTACGCGGTTTGCAGGTTAGTGCCGTAAATGGTTTTTAAACGGCGCACGCTGCCAAGCTGAACTTGCTCGGCCACGCCTTTTGAATCGACAACAACCTGCTTACCCCACCAACCCTTATTGCGCAGGGTAGGTTCAAGGTCTTTTTTGAAATCGGCAAAGGTAGTGCCATTGGCAATAGCGCCATCGACCGCGCCGCGAATATCCTTCAGCACATCTAAGCGTGCCACTTTGGCCACGGTGAAGGCTTTAGCGTTAGCCTCTTGGAAGGTGTCGTACCAGTTCCACGAGATTTTATGGCCTTTCATACGGAAGTACTCCACGGCTTTAGCGGGGGCAAGGGTGAAGGCGTAGCCTAGGTCTACTGGTTCAGGCATGGTCTATTCAGCTTCGTGTAGGGTTATATCCCGCTGGCGGCCAGACTCAATTGTGATCTCTCTTTTAGGATCTTCGCCATTCATAGCTAAACAAGCTTCTACCAAGCCAACAAAAATCCCAGTAGCTAATGCCAATGCTCCATCAACATCATTACTTGCCAACTCTTTAAATCCATTTGCTAATTCATCTTTGGTCATGCTGACTCACTCCTCAATTAACTAAACCAATCATCAACTGCCCTAAATGGCGTATATTTCGACCTTTTACTTTTCGAGAGACTTTTTGCTCATGGACCCAATCATCACTTTTCTAATGACATTGCTAGCTGTTGTTGCCGCAATAGCTATGGCAGCGAAAAATATTGCTGAGTACAAACTGGCCAAGATCAAGCTAATGAGCGAAGCCAAACAAAGGAGCACTGACAATACTGCATCAAACAGCCGCCACTTCACCTCTAGAGCCAACAACCTTGGTTCACTGCTCGGCTTACTTGCCATTATCTTATCCATTGCTAGTTTGTACCTCACCTCAGTGACTTCGGACACAGCGCCATTAACAGCAGGTAAACTTGCCTCAATCGTTGAGAGCGTCCTGATCTTTATGAGTGGTGCTTACTTATTAACCCGCTGATTGCATTCAGCCAAAACCAAAACGTGAGGCCGTATATACACAAGCCACCAATGCCAGCAGCGAATTGTTGCCAAGCATTGAAATCAGTGTGACTACAGAGTTCGATCAAGGTCTCAGCTATTGCCGGCAATATAAATCCCGGCATTAAATACACGCTGCTTATTAACCAGCTCAGCCAATCTTTCGGTTTCGTCGACTCATTAGTGGCCGATGACACCTGTGGTTTATGAGCACTACGGTCAGGACGATTCATCACTGCACCCGTTTCGGCACGATCTTTTCAGCATCAGATATAGCCCCCCGCAAGAAGTCCTTTTTAAACTTCTGCCCCTCCATGCCGTGGATAGTCTTTGCTGCCAATAGGCAGATCATCTGCACAAAGCCAGCAAGCTCGTCGTCGCTTTTGCATCCTTGAATGCCCGTGTGAAATGCATCAAACGCCACTTGGTGGCCTTGCTTCATTTTCTCTTTGCTCCGGTTCATGAGCTTCTCCAGTTCATCAGGCATTCAACCGCCCCCATGTCTCCGCCACAAAAAACAAGCGCGTCAGGGTGTCTTCTATCGCGCTCACGTCTAAGTCTGGATAGAGGTCACTCAGGTCATCCTGCAGGGCCTCGTAACTGTCACCGGCTTGAATACGTGCAATCAATGGCGCGAGCATTTGTTCTGCCTGCAGTTGTTGTTGCTCTGGCGGTATCTGGTTTAACACCTCATCTAATGTGTTTTGAGGGGTCGGTAAACGGGCGTTAAGCGCAGCGAATTGATAGCGCGTTGCCAGTGTCGCCTGATTAATTCCGTCAGCCACTGGCCGCAATACAGCCTCGCCGTTTTCAGGTTTGGGGATGCCCAGCTTCTCATGTGCGTAGCTAACTGGAACTTGAACGCCAATGCTTACCAGTTTTGGCAAAGCGTCAGCATAGGCCGCCATGTCTTCTGGTTCACTGGTGTCAAACACAAAGCGCGGCGCATTGCGCATGCCGTTTATGCCTGGCAAGTTAAGTGCCGCAATGGGGTACAGCAGGTCGCGGGTAATGGTGGCGGCAATTTGCTTTAGGTCGCCGTCGCGAATATCCATGCGCACTTCGTTGTGGACATTACCCAAAGCGTTGGTGCTGCTTTTGCCATCGGCCTGACTGGTGAGCGTTTGACCTATGATCGCCTTACTTTGAGTGCGTTCACAAAAAGCAATCATCGATTCAAAGGGGCCGCTGGCTCCCTTGGCCGCTTCAGTAAATTCAATGTCCATGCCGTCTGGAATAATGCCTGCAGCATTGTGGCCAATGCCGACCACCGCTTGCATGAGCGTCCATTTTTCTTGCTCGCCAGCACCGCTAGGGTATTTCCCCAGCCGCATTGGCAGCCCGTAAATTTCCAAGAACTCTGCCAGATCCCGCACGCTGTAATTTTTAAATAAGTACGGCCACGCCAGCACGCGCACCAAGCCCGCTCTGGTCACGTAGCCGGGCTTGGCTTTGTGTACGTGAGAGATCCAGCCAAAGGGCCGTAAAGATTCGCCCATGCCGGTCTCATTGCGAAGGCGAAGCGAGTTGCGATTCTCTTGCGGCGTCATAAACCAGCTAGATGGTCGGTGCTCAACACGCACGGGTACCAGATACCCTTCAACCAGCTCCCATTCCAATTCAAGGTTTGAATAGCCGTGGCCGATCGCATCTGCCATGTCCAAAATGATTGATTCGATGTCGGGTATGTTTTGAAACAGGTCTTCTACAAATTCCGCATTGCGGGTCGCTCTCGCGTCAGCCCCTTTGGGCGGCACAATGCTCCACGGCACATTAATCAAAGAGCGACGGCGTTTGCCCATTTCAGCAAAGATATGGCCGTCTTTTTCTTCCATGTCTTCCATCAGTTCGCACTGGTCTACAAGATTACCTTGCTCGGCATCTTGCATAATGCGGGCGACTTTAGAAGGTGTTAAACCACGGCTTGGATGCCCCGCAAAAGTCTGATTCAAAAACCCCAGCGCACTGCGCTCGGTTTGCTGTTCTTTAAGATCCGGCACGGTAAACGGTCTGCCGTATTGGTCGACGATTGTGCTGGAGCGATTCACTTTAATCACCACGCGCCTCCTTTTGATATTTGCATATCGCTGTCATTGTCTATCGCTTCCCATTGGCTGCGTTTATTTGGGGCGGGTGTCCAGTCGATTTCACCACCGTCTTCAAAGCTGGCGGCATAGGCCAAGGCCAATGCGATCGCTGCATCGCCGTGACGTTGTTTGTCTTTGGTGCCGGTGTTTCCCTCGGGGACTTTGGCGATACCTTTGATGACCTGAATGGCGCGTAGATCGCTGGCGATCTCATCGTCTTTAGGAATGCGGATACCATCGTCTTCAAAGCCCGCTTTAAAGCGTGGCATATTCTCTAGGTACCATGATTGGGAGAGCATCACTTCGTCGGTACGACCGGCACCGTATTTATACTTGGCTTGCTCGGCGAGATACTGGCCATTGCCCCGCGCATCTAGTTTGAGTTTGCATAAGCGTGGCAGACGATCGCAGATGAAATACAAAATCTGTTCTTGCTGTTTGAACGGTACGTTTTGCAGCTCAACAATAAACGGCACACGGCGCATCAAATCGGCTTCAATCGCCATTGGAGCCATAATGGTTAAGTCGCCATTACGGGCAAAGTCTTCACCAAAGGCGTGGCGTAACACCGGATTAAGCGTGGTTAAAATGGGCAGTAAATGCTTGTTACACCAATCTTCAATTTCAGCATGGCGTAGATGCTCAGGCCATGCATTGAACTCGGCGGTACCGGAATAGCGAAACACCGGCGCGTCAAACATGCGAGACTCAACCAAGGCGCGTGACAGATATGCACCGCCGCCAGACTTGGGCACGCAGTAATATTCTTCTTGGGCATCGTCTGCGCTCGCGGTGTTTTTAAGCAAGCCAGCAACCCACTTAGCCTCAGCGTCTGCAGACCATACCTTTTTGGTGATCTGACAGATCCGCTTATACAAACCCTGCCGGCACGCATCGTCTAAGGTAATACGGTGTACGCTGTAGTCTTTTTTCTTGGCGCGGCTGTCATTGATGATTTCATTGAAGAGATTGTCGACGCCGTTATGCGTGCTGATTAAGCGGACTTTACTGCCCCACATAGTCAGTGCCAACGCTGCCTTGAGTACTTCGGCTAGCTGCTCGTGAAACGCAGCCTCATCGATAGTGACATTACCTTGCATACCACGCAGGTTAGACGGCCGTGAACTCAGCGCCTGTACTTTAAATCCACTGGCAAAGTTAACGACAAAGGTAAGAATGTCTTTGTCTTCATCGATCAGGATTTCTTCTTCAATCTCGCCGGCCGCTTGATCAAACAGCTTTGCCCACATTGCAACCGCGTCTATAAACTCCCGCGCCATTTCTTTGTTAGAGCCAACATAGAAGTGATTACAGCCACCGGCCGCACGCGATGCGCCGGCGCACAACGTGGCGTCGGCCGCTTCAGCCCAGGTTAAACCTGTCCGGCGCGACTTCTCGGCAATCTTGAGCTGAGAATCGTCTGCAACCCAGTCGCGTTGGTATTGCAAAAGGACTTCGTTTGCGTCGAAGTCCTTATACCAGTTCGGGTCGTTGACGGTTCCACCGCCAAGGACTTTGCCAATGCCGATGTCGGTCATTTATTGAGCAAGCCTCTAATAAAAGCCGCAGCAACTATTGCAAAAGCGATATCGCCACAACCATCGACAATTGCTTGGGCAATGCTTAATTCATCCATTACGCGATTCCTAGAATTTTGTTCTTAATCGTCTGAACGGCTTCAGCACTTAAGCCAGCTTCTTTAGCAACCTTTTCCGTCTCGGTGGCGGCTTGGTCTGCAAAGGCCTTGCGGATCTGCTGCTCACGTTTGGCATTCATTTCAGCGGCGCGAGACAGTCGCTGAATAGCCAAAGCGATGTCTTTCATTTCTTCAGGATCAATCAACTCATCGTCTGCAGCTTCAGCAGCCTTAAGTGATATTTTGAATAGCACACCTTGCATCATTTCAGTTACCAGCTGCATAACGTCGCTTGTTGGCTCATCACCAAAACGCGCCATCCATGCGTTGGCTATTTCGCGAGTCTCGCGCAGCTTTGCACCCACTGATTCCATGCGGGTGCTATAGCGGTTAAGACCACTGCGGCTAAGCTGATCGTCTTCCGGCAGCAGCTTATTGATATGGTCTAAAATTTCCTGCTGGGTACGACTGCCATCTCGCAGCAACTTATCCAGCGCCTGCTTAATGTTGTCAGGTAACTTTTCAACTTTAGACGGGCGGCCCCGCGTGCGACGGTCTGCCATATCAATCACTCGGCCCAGGGCGCTTAACACCCGGCACTTGCGCATTGCCTGTCGCTACATCTGCGCCACGGCCGGTTAGCTTGGCAACAAGCACACTGGCCATCTGATGCGTTTTAACTAAACCTTGCTCTTCTAACCAAGCTAACTCGGTGTGAATTAGATCGCGACCCGGATGGTGACCAAAGTCCGCCAAGGCCGTTTTTAATATTGAGCTGTTCAGATCGTAGCCTTGGGCCTCGGCCAGTAAGCGCAAAATCACAAGGCGACGATCTTCTTGTATGTGCTTTTGATAGTTCATTTTCTATCGTTCCCCTTCATTAAAAGGAATTCATTAATTAAGCCAAGGGTGCGGTTAATGCCGCTTAATTCGCCCTGCACCGCGCTCATGGTATTCGCCACAGCGTTCACTTTTTCATGTACTGCGGACATTTCGTCGTGCCCAGGCAGGTGCGATAAATCCTTTTCTAATGAATCCACTCGACGCTCCAAGGCATTTGTTGTCTTCAGAAAATCGGCTTCTATCTTCTCGATATTGTCATCGACTTCTTCGATAGATTTCTTGGTCGCCCTAGACCGATTAGTCCACCAAACATATACAGCAACGCCGGCCATAAAAATGAGTTGCGCAAGATCGAACCCAAATCGCGCTGCATCCCAATTAATATTGTTCATGCCCAGTGCCGCTCCTTTTGTTCTTTTAATGACTGGCACTCAATGCACAGGTCTGCGTTTACTGCTTTGCGTCTGGCGGGCGGTATCTCAAAACCACACTCTTCGCATTCAGAGGCACCGCTACCGCGTGACGCCATTTGCTGTTTGTGCTTTGCCAGCGCTGTATCAATTTCGCCTTGCGCTAATTTTGCAGCGCGTTCGTAATCACTTTCGTCCACAGTTTTCTATCACCCATTTATCTACGGCATCGACCCTGAGCCAGCCACGCCACGCCCACTGATGCAACTTGCTGATATACATCGCCACGTCTTGTTGGCTGTATTCGTTTTGCGGTATTGCGGGTGAGTCTTCAATGTTTAATAAGCCAGCTGGCACTTGGCAAAGAATCGGCGCAGGTGGAACCGATTGGGCCGTAATACCAGCGCAGCCGGCAAGGATCAGCATTGACATCACAATTAAAACGCTACGCATTACGGCAAGCCCTCTATGGCATTGCGCAATACCGGCGCAACGGGGCCGTCGTCACGTGGCGGCGAATCAGAGATAGTTTGTTGTTGAAGGGTGTAGCTACGCTCGCGCTCTGCTAATACTTTTTGCAGGTTACGAACAGATTCGTTTGCAGCTTCACGCAATGACTCTTGCTTATCGGCTCGGCTTTGATACGCCAATGCGGCATCGCGCCAGTGATCCCGCTCGGCGATTAATGAGCCGACTTTTTGGTCTTTGGCTTGTAACAAATCTTGCAGACTGCCAGTGCGCCAGCCGTGATAAAGCACTGCGCCAATAGCAAGCAATATCGCAACAGCGGTGCTGTTACCCAGAACGGCACCTACAATGCGAAGCATGTGGCCCCCTTAGCACCGGCAGGCCAACCAGCGGCGATATAGCGCGGTTCAAGGTTGTTTAAAATACGATTAACGTAGTGACGGTTTTCTTTAAATGCAGAGGCAGATCGGGTGGAGTACTTCTCCACCGAACCAAACCAAACGTCAGAACAATGACCGGCGCTCTCAGCTTGTCGCCGGTCGCGGCTAATCCAGCCGGGGCCACCGTTGTAGCCACTAAGCGTAAAAGCCCATTTGTCACATTGGGGAATATCCCTCGCGTGCCACGGCTTCACACGCTCACGAATGTGGCGGTCATAACGCAGCATCGCCCGCATTGCCCAGCCGGGGGAATACGGTGCGGCCGTGCCGAGATCGGGATAAATTTCTGCTATCCACTTTGCTGTCGCCGGCGTGAACTGAGACAAGCCTACTGCGTAAGGACTTTTAGCATCAGAACGCCAAGAACTTTCTTGATGAATTTGCGCCGCAAATAATGCGACAGGCGCCGCAAGCCCCATCTCTTGCTGGCTGATGCGGGTAAGATCTCGTCGGTAATGATCGGCGCGCTCAGGTATTTGCGCATAGGCAGACAGACATAAAAATAAAGCTAATATAATTAGCGCGGCAAACGTGATATTAAAAACCCGCGACCACGTCATACGCCAAGCCCCAGCGCCAAGATTGAAGCAGCAATAATAATTGCGCGGCGAATCATTGCCGCCGCTAAGGCATGTACCTGCGACGTCGTTAGCGTGCTGGTAATTAATGCGTGCGGGCGGCAGTAATGGAATACCGATCTATCAATCCAATACCCGAGGTAAGCACCTAGCGACAGCTTAGTCAGAGACCACACCAGCACGCCTATTTGGTATGGCGCAACAAAGGCAATAATGCAGGTAAAAACCAAAGCCAAAAACAGCCAAGGCCAAATACGCAATTTGTCAGTTACATGATTAAACACCTCAAGTCTCCAGTCGTTGGTTACGATGCAGATTTGAGATTAAAGATTTAGAAGGGTTTAAATCAGGTGAAGCGCTTCAGCTGCTGAGGTGTTTTGCGGGGAATGGTTGGCATAGTAGCGGGGAATCGGTGGGCCGTAAAGCGGCCCACAATTCACATAAAATCAGAACGTACTATTACTTCTTTTCCGTTGAGCGCCTAAACTCATTTATTTGAAAGTCTCTCCTATCAATTTCGCGCCCAAAATCAGAGACGATAATAAGCAATGAATCACCATCCGCATCAAAATGTACCTTCCTCTGGTAATGCACCGCTGAATCGACAGCGTGATAAAGCTCGATCTCGTCACTATCTTGCTTGGAGACGTTGCAATGATACATTCTACTTGCCGCATCATCTTCAGAAATAACGCCCACTGAATATAATTTTCCACCGACAAGAGGCGTCGATCTAATTTCCGGCACCGACACTTTTAGCAAAGTTGCGGCGGCAGCCTTACAAATATGCAAGGTATAAAACTGACCCTTACTGTCTTTATTTCCACCAAAAAAAACTAGCAACGCAGCAATGCCGATAATAGCAAGCCCGATTCCGCCTATTACTTTCAACACCGCATTACCGCCAAACAACAAAGCCAAGAGAATTATAAATACCAGAACAACCAGTAAAGTTAACATCGCATCACCTCCGTATTATTTAAAGCAACTCCTGCTGCGGCGACTCTTCCTCTTCGCCGCCTGCGAGTATCGCGTAAATCTGCCGCTCTGTTAAGCCATGCGACAGCGCTAGTTTTTTGGTGCTAGCACCACCGGCGCGCTGCGCTCTAATGCTTGCGTCTCGTACAGCGCGTACGGCAGCAATACAGCGCGGTAACAGTAGTTGCTCGCCGCCAAATCGTTCCGCTAACGCAAAGCCATTATGATGACCTAGCATCGCAACAACAGGGTGTTCGGGCGTTATAGCTTCGGGGATATAAAGACGAGTACCGCCAAGATGTTCGACCAGGCGCAGCGTCGCATCGATGCCGATCACATCGATCACTTCGCGTAGGCTGCCGGGCAGCTGTTGAACATCAAGCCTCACTGGCTTCCCCGTGATTGATGCGCACAATAGACCAGGCAAAAAAACAGCCGAGGATCTCGACCACTGAAAACACAAATATTAGATTCATGATTCCTTCCCTTTTTTGCGTTCTTGAAAATACCAAAGCGCCGCAACGATTCGGTTGAGCTGGTCTGGCTTGCACCACACCAACTTCTCAACTTTGCAAATGCGTTTAGCGAGGGCATCACCATAGGCTTCGTCGCGGCCTGCGTCGTATAACTGGGCGCGTACTTTGCCAATTTGTGCAGCGGTAGCTTTAGAGGGCTTGGGGCGATACCTGGTCGATTCAAAACCAAGACGCTTCATGTGATCCAACACCGCAGCGCGACCACTAGCGTCTAAATCACGAGCGCTACGCACTCGACCAACGGCCCACAGCATTGAGCGGTAAGGGCTGTCTGGGTCTTTATCTTTGGTATCCAGACCGAGCCTATTTGCGCCCATGTGGATTTTGGCAAGCTCAGTGCCGCGACGGTCGCGTGTGGGTTTGTTAGCCATTGGCTTTCACCGGCTCTGCGACTAGCTCTAAGCCGTCGATCTTTTTGAATTGGCGAACTAGGCTGGCAGCGGTTTTGAAGTCGGGGCTCCAATATTCATTAACCTTATCCATGTTCGGGAAAACACGCCGTGCTTCACGTGCTCCAAAAGCTTTTATCATTCTCTTTTTTTTAGCCGGCGAGTATAAGGCTCTGCTGAACTTGCGCCAGACTTGCTTAACGATAGGATCGTATATCGAATCGGCATCACCGAAGTGCCAAGCCGATTTGATCCTTTCATCAATGAACACAACCAAGCAAAACTGATTTTCTTTAACAAGCTGCTTGTTGATTGTTATTTCATGCCCACTTAACGTGAATTTAACATGCACGTAAAAGCCCATTAAACGCTCTTCAATCTCGGCCCACTGCTCTTTACTAATGCTCATTGGTAGTTGCCTCCCAGACCAGCCTGCAGTCGTGATCGAAGAAAAACTCGTAAAAGGATTTGCCGTCATGCGTGCGCAGCCCAGCATCTGGGAACAGCTGATGCAGACTTTCGTGGCTGCTAAGCTGAACCGTCACGCGCTGCGCTGTTGCAGTGAGCTTTTCAACCTTGACGCCCGCTTTATTGATGCGCGAATACAGCGGCTGTATCAGTTGATACAAGCGCATCGATATCGCCACGTTGTGCTCACCAGCACTCATAGCGCTGCGATGTCCAGAGCAAGTGGGCGATATTGATCGCTAGTGCCAACGCGCTTGTAAACGCGCACGTAGACTGTTGCGCCAACCGAATGTATCGAATCTTTAATAGCTTCCATTGCGCGCTTCCAGCCTTCATCAGCAATTTCATAGCGCATTAAATTCAGCACTTCTGACGTCTTAATTTGGCCATGACCATTGGTAAGGAATGCTTGATCAACCAGCACCCTGATATTGGCGTTTGCACCTTCAGACCAGCCCACAATGCATTGGTTGATCAGCTCGCGTGCGGCCTCCAGTTCTTCGGTGAACGCGATGCGCTCAGCGTAAGTTCGAGTGACTTTGTACTCGCCGTCATAGGTGCACAAACTGACATTGCCTTTTTTGCCGCCAATCTTTACTTGGTATTTGTCGGCAGCGATCGCAACCATGTCAGCGATATCGGCCAAGGCTCTTTCTTTGAATGCCGCAATGCGGTCATGCAACTCTTCGGCTTCCATTGCCAAACTGCGGGCCACGTCGTCGCGCAGTTTGTCGTGTTCGCGGATCTGCTCGGTTGGTACCAAGTGACCAGCTGAGTTACGCGCATAGCCTTCGGGTATGGTGTCAGTGTTCATGATGCTCTCCTTTCATAATCGTTACGCGTTCGGACGGGCGCGCCATACTTAGCCGAGACGCCAATTTCTGGTTACGCACAGGCACATTATTTAAATCCAGTATTTTCTTGATCTGATAGTCAGTTGCACCGTGCTCATGCGCTAAACGATTAACACTGGCGCCAGCGTTGTAATCGTTAAGAATTCTGTAGCAGTCAATATCAGAGCATTCGCGCCTTCTAATCGTTTTAACGTGCAGCTTTGCTATTTCAAATTTTGAAAGAATCATGTCGGCAACCTCAGCTGCCCGCGCAGATCCGGCAATGATTCACGCCGCATGGCGGCAACCTGTTCCAAAGAGCACATGGCTCGGTCGAATAAATAACTGCAGCTGCGCACCAGTTCTAACTCAGTACTCGCTAAGAAATAACCCGAGCCTGGATGCGCGCAGACGTGGTGGCCAGATTTACGGAGCGACACTACTGCAGCTCTAATCGCTCGTTCATCACCCGAAGAAACCAACAGTGAGTCGGTCACTTCTTGGGCTAGTTTGGTAACGCTCACGCCGTTGTCTTCGCCGATATGGCGAGATAAAACAAACAGCACACGATCAGGGCTAATGTCGCTCATGCTAGGCCTCCAAGGTCTCAGTAACGCGCAATAGATAAACCGGCCGCTGGTTCTCGCAGCGACCAACCCAGATCAAACGATTACAAATAACCAACTCCATCACCGCTGCCTGCACTTGGTCGTGTGGCATATTCAAAGCCTCTGCCAAAGCGGCACTTCCCATTGGCAGGTCTCTGTCTTCCATCACGGCAACAACTTGAGCGGCGATATTGTTAAGATGGTTTTTAAGGTCTGGATTCATTTCGATAAGCTCCATATACCAATTTCACCGTCAAAACTGACCAGCCTAAAATGCAGTCCTAAGCAGTGCGGACACTGCACAACCGAATCCCACGGGTCATCTTCTAGCGGTGGCTGCAATGCCAGCAAATCGGCATTACAGTCTGGGCAAAGGTAAGGTACCAACGGCACACGTTCGGCTTTGGCACAGCGCATTAAATGGTTGTATTTATCCACTAACATGCCCGCACCCTCCGCGTGAAATCGCTTTTGCGCGAACGCTTTGGGCGACAGTGGTGGCGCAGAGGCTCTATGGCTGCGCCATTGCGGTGTGGCAGTTCATCGACCTCGGCTTCAACACGATCCACCTCAAAGCCGATCGCATCCAAACGGGCTTGTACTGCACGTTGCGCCGGCAGCAGCGGGCGATGCTCGTTTTCATATTTGATTTCGTATCGTTCAGGCGCAGCAAGGTATTGCTCAAACGTCACACCGTGCGCCGACAAACCTAAGCGGATAAACCGTTCGCCGTAGTGGCTAATATAATTAGGGTGATACATGCTCATAGCCTTGCCCTCTATTCGCCGCCAAGATCGCGCCATGCGGCTTTAATGTCGGCACTGTTAATATCCCGACCTTCGCCAGCGGCAAACATAGAAGCCATGCGCAACACTTTCGTCATGCCGCGCAATGCGCCGGGCTTGCTCGCTATTTCATGTAGCGCAGTACGGCAATCGTTAAAGTCGATTTTCCACGCCTTTATCAATGTATCGATATCGGCCTTAGTTGAACGGGTTAGCTTTACGCGCTTACCAATCCGCGAGAAAAGCCGGTCCAAATAGGCAGCACGGTTGCCACCGGTCATGCGGCTGTACACGGCCTCATTGCCAACCAGTGCGATACCAATGCCGGTCTTGTCGTGGATAGAGCGAATGTCTTCCAATGCGTTAATAGACAAGTGCTGAGCCTCATCAATGACAAGCAGGCCAGCGGATCCGGTGATGCGCTTAATAATCGCGCGGCGTAATTTAGCCGCTCCGCCGGCTGCATCCATGTCCAACGCATCAACCACTTCTTCAAGGGCTGTAGCATTTGATGCAGTACACGAACTCATTGTCGCCACCCAGACGTTAGGAGAAAGCCGTTGGTACTGTTTAATCGCAGAGGTTTTACCAAGCCCCGCGCCGCCGTAAACAACCGATATATCACCCGCAAGCTGAGCGTAACCGAGGGCTGAAATAATCCGTTCAGCCGATGGTGTAGCAACCCACTCAGGCGCTTTAGGGAAGGCCTTAGATTCCTGCTTGCGAACCTTGTACGCGTCAATCCAGCGAGCAATTGCCGCTTCTACTTTCATCGTGTTCCCAGGGTAGTGGCCATTTATCCACTGACTCATCACCGTGTTACCCACGCCGCTCTGACGAACAATCTCCGCCTGAGAAAGTTTCGGGTCTTCTTTCTGCAGAGCGGCTATTTCCGCTCGCAGATCACGGTTTTCACAATCGCTTGAAACTAGATTTACGGCACTATTCATGGTACTTTCCTCTTCGCTTTGTGGCCCTTTATTGGGCATTTCTAAAACTGGCGGGGCTGCAATCCCCGTCAGTTTTACTTTTCTTAAACAGCAACTTCCCCGCAGCGTTAATCATTCTCACGCCCCCGAACATTCACCATATCTAGTGAGTCCGCCAAAAAATTCTTGTGGTAGTCGGCGACATAGCTATTGAAGAGCGCTGACCTTTCTTGGTTTTCTTCGTCGGAGTCAGGTGCATCAATATGCGTTGTAGGCTTATGTGTCAGCCCTGGCGACAAGGCAGCAATATCTGCAGTCGGAATATCTCGCGCACTCGCAGCCTCTAGACGGTAATTGGCTATGTCGCGCTCTTTGCGTTTAATGGCCGCAGCTTCCCTGTTTAGGCGGCTGTGATTAACCATCGAGGCAGACATATATGGCACTACATTACCGTCGCGCTCGGCCACACAAATAAGCCGTTCTTCGCTGTCCATTATTGCAACGCGGTCGCCCGCTGTGGGGTGAATGCAGACCGCCACTTTCTGGCCGTGATAGCTGCGCAGCTTGTCGTGAAAGTAACGTCCCCAAGGCAAGGTAACTTCGCCGCGGTCAACTTTGCGCACCTCTTGAAACAGAATGTCGTACAGCCCGTCGCCTTCTAGCACGGTAGGCTTCCAGCCTTCATTCACCGCATTAGCCCAAGCTTGATTCGGAGAAATCTTCCCAGGCAGGCTGCCATGCGAACGGTCGTTATATTCTTCTAGCGCCTTGCGGGCGCAGTCCAAAAAGTCGGTCCACTCCATCAAGTTCTCGCCTGTTTTGTTGGCAAGTTTTAGGGCCTTTCTTGTGCGCTCTTCGTCAGAGTCATCATTGACGTAAGTGTCGAAGGTGCGAGCCAAGGGTACCCAAACCGAACTATTAAGCCGCTCAATCAAACCCCGTGACTGGGCGCGATACGCTTGCGAAAAACACATCTGCGAGCCTATGCGGCCCATCACGGCACGATGCATGTCGCCGCGGTAAGCACCGTTGTCTGAATAATGTATGGCAGGTACGCCGCACTCAGGGTTAAGCACCATGTCCCGCAAGGCAGACCAAATCGCAACTTGGCTCTCTGCCAGCCAACAAGAAAACCCAATGGCTTTGCGCGTTCCCACGTCAACATAGGTGGTAATTTCAGGCCGTATTTTTAGCCGGCTATTCATCGGGTTTTTTACGTAGGCTTTAAACAAGTGACCGTCAACGGTCACCACATCCATCGGCCATAAACCATCGGTGGACCGGCGAACAAAGGGCTGTACTGAGCGTAGTGCGTTGCGACCTCGACGGCCCCATTGCGCCACCTCGGTAGGTAGCTCTTGTATTTTTCGCTGAGCGTGGCGCTTACTTGGTGCGGTAATATCGGGGTAATAGTCATTCCAGCTACGCACACATTCAGTAATGCTGGAGTTAGGCATTTCGACCTGGAACAACCTTAGTAATGGAGCCACCCAAACTGGCTGCGGTGCAGGTGCACGGGTTTTGGGTGCAGTGCTAACGGCACCCTTGTTGCGGTCGCGCAACCAGGCGTACAAGGTAGCGCGGTTAGGAATGGCAATTTTTCGGCTGCCTTTTTTGGCGTTAGCCAAGGTAAGCAGCGCTAACCTTTCATCAGATAACTCACCGGAATTTGCAAGCTCAATAAGCTGCAATATCGCTTGGCGGTTTTTGACATCAAACGTCATCGCAATTTCATCAATCATTGCGCACACCGCCAGCCGTGCATTCATAACCTCGCGCTGCTGAGCCGTTAGCTCCTCAATACGACGCTCATCAGCGGGCTTTACAGGCTTGCGCACAGCGGGCACCGTTGTGCTAGCAACAGCCATACGCAAAATATGATTGCGGGTGGCTTCTGGTAAGCTGGAGAGGTGGTATTCTTTGCCGCCGCCGCGAGCAGCTCGTGCACGGGCTTTCCAGTCGTTGCGTTTGGCGGCCAAGCTAAGCCCTTGAGTCGTGCCAGGCAGTCCTGGTAGACCAACTAGCTCGGTTGCGGCAAACCACTCTTTACTCATACCAGCGCCCCTACAAAATGGCGGGAACCCTGAACCCTGCTAAACTGCTTATCGCCAAACAAACTAGCCCACCAAGGAGGGTTCCCAATGAAGGAAAGTAAAACTGCTGAACAAATAGCCGATGAGATTCTGAAAAGGCAAAATGAAACGCTTGCCAAAGGGCGTGAAAGGTTAGGCCCAAGAAAAATCGGCGAGCACGTAATAAAGGTGCTAAAGCCAGGCAAAGAACTGGATGTCGACTTGCTTCTCAGCAGCCTTGCTGAAGAGGTTAACGACCCCAATAGCAGTGACCAAGCACTTGCGCAGTGGGCATTCGACAAAGTAAAGGAACTCACAAATCAACCCTCTGACTAGCAAAACGGCGCGCCTCCATAAGCAAGGCCAAACAGCAGCCTTGCTCGATATCGCTTGCTTGGAGGTAGCGTATCAATGCCGTCTTCGTTTCTTCGGTAAGGATTGCTAACGCGCAGTCGACGGGTATCTCGGTGACCCTCGCAACCTCATTAGCTAACTCTAAAAAAATGGCCTCGGCATCGAAAACTCGCCGACAATCCTCCGCCTGTAATGTTTGCAAATCAGCACTCATACCAGCACCTCCACTTTCCGCGAAACGTCGTAGTCACTCAGAGGCGTAGTGCCGTCATCATCAGCCCCGTTCTGGCCTGCAAAGCCAGGGAACCGGAAATAGCTCACAGCCTTACGGCCACAGCAGGCGGGGTCGCGCCGAATAAACACAGCCTGACTCTTCTTGTCACCAGAGTGCGTAACAAGCACTCGGTCTCCAGTTCGCAACGCAGTAGGTCTCATTCCATCACCCCCATCTGTTTCTTCAATTCCTTAATCTTCCGAGCAGCTTCTTCCTTCAGGCGCTCAAGCTTTCCCAGCTCCGCATTCAAGGCATCGCGGCCAATCAGCAGGCGCCCGCCGCGCACTCCTGCTAGCCAATTGGTAATAAGGTGGCTGTTACAGGCTTCTTCCAGCGCCGGCACAACCCAAAGCGGCAAATTGAACTCGTCACGCCCCTCAGAGCTGTAGGCGTCCAGCATGTATTTAGAGACTTCTTTGCCAGTGAGCCGTGAACAAGCGGCAGCAATGTCGTAGCGGTCGCCTTCGGCACCTTTCAGCATCACCCCAACCAAACCAGCTACTGTTGAGCGATAGTTAAGGCCTGCAGGAATGGCGGCTGCAGGCTGCGGAACCTCAAACAAATCGAGGGTGACCGTATCCTGAATGCGGCGGCTCATGCGCTCACCTGTCTATCGTTTGTGTGATTGCTGACATTGCGCCGCTTGCGTTTGCGTGTATCCTTGTTGACACATTTATTTGGTGACCCGGGCGGCCTGCCAACACCCCTTACTATTAGCGGTGTGCCGTCTAGGTCGTAGCGCTCAGGCCATAAGGCCTGAACAGGCAGCCCCACCGCATCCGCAAGGATCTGCTCCATGCGCGGGTAGCGGCGTTCAAAGGCTTGCCGTGGTGCCGTGCGCTCATAGCCATGCTCACGAGCCACAGATGCGAAGGTTTGACCCTTCAGGCTGAGTTGAAAAATGACCCAGGCCCGGCGCTTTATCGGGTCCTGAATAAGTTGTTTTGTTGCGTCGTCTATAGTCTTCATGGATATAGATACTATTCCTATAGGAATTAAATGTAAACCCTTTAGTGTTATTTCAACTTAGAATTATTCCTATGGGGCGATCCTTTATAATTATTTCCTTGTAAATCAAAGCGATATATTAAGATGAAACAAGATATAAAAGCTGAATCATCACATTCAACTTGTAATGCGGAAGTTGAATGCGGGATAACCTCCAGACTTCTAACCCTAAAGGGTGAGTATTCTGAAAGTAAATTTGCGCGAAAGTGTAATATCCCAATTAGCACAATGAGGAAATATCTGAGCGGTTCAATGCCAGGGTTAGATAAGGCCTTACAGATATCTGAAGCCTTAGGGGTAAATATTCAGTGGCTATCTACGGGCAAAGGCCCTAAATGGGCATCTGAAAGCCAAGAAGAAGGCGCGCGTGAATCTAGCATTGATCATAGCGACGATTTGTATTGGTCTGATTCCAAATCTGAGCAAGCGATTATCGACCTGCTTGAAAGTACTGAGAAGGAGTTGAATAGGGTCGGTCAGTTTCCGGTCACGGAGGCTGAACTCAATAAAAATCAAATACTTAGAGACGCCAAATTTCAACTTAGTGTTTTATATAGCAGTCCCGGTATGTATCCAGAGCTAAAGGGCCAAATTGAACTTATGCTGCGCCTGGCATTTGCGGATCCTGCAATAGAGAGAAGTGCAGCGGATGCGATGAAAAAAACTCATACTCGTTTGAAGCGCGCATCTATGCTAATAGAGACCGTTTCGGAAGCCATAGGATGGGAGCCGCCGCTCGATATCAAGGAAGCAATGAAAACAGCGATCTTTAACGATGATTTGTCTGAAGAAACTGTATTGCGCCTGATGGACGCGATTTACAGAGCCATTCAAAAAGGCAACGATTAA